CCTATCATCTTCATATGCCATCTTATTTTTTAGAGACATTTACTGAATATCCCTATTTATCTTCCGGAATGAAATCTTCTTTTATAAATTCATCATACACACGCCGTGGATGATCCGCTTTTGAAAATCCATTATTACCAAAATTCTGTTCACGGAACTTCTTTAGCTTTAAATTATCTTCCGCATACTCACGCAAAGTTTTCTGTTTGCCTCCTAATATGGAACTATCCAGCACCTCACATTCCAACAGATTTTCCTTCGGAGTAATTATTGGAAGGAGCTTCTGTTCCAAAAAACCGCGATAGGCCCCCACATACTCGCACCAGCACTCCCCCTTCACCTCATAAATACGATACGTGTACTTAGACAAAGCAGTTCTAATAAAAATTTCATTCCCCATCACCTCGGCCACGGCTTCTAAGTTATAAGCCAAGTCTTTAATCTTGATAATCTTCTTTCCTGACTCATCTTCCTTGATTTCCGTAGCCCAAAAGTCGGAATGCATAAGCTGATCAAGTATATTGATCAAACTTTCTTTAATCTCAAATTGTATTCTCATAATAATTGCCCGTTGGTCAGGACTTGTTACAGGTTTCAGCTAACTTCCTTAAATATAGCAATTATACTTGAAAAATATTCACGGAAACACACTTTTAACATTAAATTATAATTAAATCTGAACTTTTGAATGAGGGCGGTAATTTAGCTGCATCAAAGATTCGTAATCTGGAATGTCCCAGTTACGAAATCTGTCTAATAGATTATGGATGCGGCAAATTTAACAGAAAAATACATATTATGGAGCAATATCCTTGATCTTCGTTCACGGGGAATCAACATTGCGCGGACAGCCCGTCGTCTTGGTGTGTCCCGTAATACGGTACGACATCTTCAATCCCTAAGCTTGGAGGAAGTCCTCCAGCACAAAGAACGGCATTACAAACTCCATGCCTACGAGCAGGCCGTCGCATCCCTCCTTACCAGTTTTCCCTCCATTTCCAGCAGCCGCATTGGCGACTACTTGCGGGAACATTATCCGGACTTTCCGCACGTCTGCGAGAAGACCGTCCACAATTATGTCCAGTTCGTCCGGAAGAAGCACCATATTCCTCCGGCCAGATAATCACCGGTCCCATTCTCCCAAGGAGTGGGAGCCCGGTCCGTCATATACATAATTCTTAACAGTAAACATTATACATTATCATATATGAATACCCAAAGCTTTACAAACGGAACAAGCCGCCGCCTGTCACGGGCTGTACGGCGCCAGGAATGCGGAACACATCCTTGCTATGAGCTCAGCACTTCCCAATTTTCTGACATGAAAGTCAGAAGACTCACCCGCCAATACGGTTTTTCCGGTTACAGCATTTACCGGTATCTCGTAAACGAGACACTCCACAACGGGAGCTACCTCCTGCTGTGGTGCGAGGAAACGGCGCAGGCGGTGGCCTCTTACTGGAATGCCTCTTTGGAAGATGTCACAAGAATTGTCAACGGCTGCATACAAGTCGGACTTTTCAACGGTGAGCTATACGAAAAACACCGCATCCTGACTTCCGCTGACATACAGCGGAACTATATGGATCATGTCAGATCCTGCGGTCGGCTCTCCCGATATCCCGACATTCCCAAGGAGTTCGAGCTTTCGGCCAGCTGATGTATTATCCACTTTAAATATAAAGCTTATGCCAAAAACAGCTAAAAAGGGTTTCACCTATTTCAGGTTCGAAACCGATCATTTCTATGATCCGAAAGTAAAGAGACTAAAAAATAAATTTGGAATGGAAGGCTGGGGTGTGTTCCATTTCATTGTAAACGAGATCTACCGTGTCGAGGGATGCTATATGGTTATGGATGCCGACGGTCTGTTCGACATCTCGGACTATTCCCGTATGGATGAGAAAAAGGTTTCGGACATCATCGACTACTGCGCCGAACTGGGCCTTTTCAACAAAGAACTGTGGCAGGACAAACAGATTCTGACCAGTGAGGAGATACAGGAACTGTATGTAGGCATCTGCAAGGCCATCCACCGCAAGCCCGGCATTCCGGAAAGCATCCTTCTGCTGGAAACGGAACCGTCACCGGAGTCCGCCACCATACCGCATGCCACTTGTGAACAGCAGGACACCCCGGCACATGAATGCGGATCTCCGGCTTCCCTTCCGGAGGATGGGAAGGAAATCCGGCAGGCTGTGACTCGCATACGCACATTGTTCGCCGCTGAAAAGGAACTTCGCGAAGAAGCGGACAAAACTCGCGAAAATAAACCGTATAAAATAAAAGAAAATAAAATATCCTCCCCAACCCCTCCGGCACAAGCCTCCGGTGAAGGGGAGAAGGATGAGGACAGGGATTCTCTTCCGGGAAAGCTCAAGTATCTGGGAGTGGACGAGTATTATACCGGCTGGATATACCGGCTTTCGGCCTGTTATCCCGAATTCCCGGTCGGAAAGGCGATCGAGGATATCCTGCAGAGTGATTTCCACCTGACCAAGGGGAACTACCTGTATCCTCTCGTTGAAAACTATATCGCCAAATACAACGCCGAGTACGGAGAGGCCGACCGGCAGAGGAGGCAGGAGGAAACCATGCGCAACCGCCGCAAGACGCTCGAGCTTCTGGGGATCGCGGTGAGGGACCAGCAGGAGATCCTGCAGCTCGCCTCCGTGGCGCCCATGGTGCTGGACACCGCCCTGAAGGAAACCTGGGGGAACAAGAGGATCAAGAGCCCCACCAGGTTTATCCTGAGCCGTATGAGGCAGGCAGTTTCCGCATAGAAGCCGGAAACGCCGTGTTGACAATATGATGGAATTACCCTGAAAAGCTGTCCGCGAGGATGGCGGGAATAAATTTATAAATTTAAAGAACTCATCCTGCCCATCCGTGAGGACCGGCAGGAATCAAACGGAAAATACCATTAAAGCGACATAACCATGACATCACAGGAAGCCAATTCAATCCCGTTGGGAGACATCCTCTCCCATTACGGTTACGAGCCGTCCAGACGGTACGGCGGCTATGACATGTACCGTTCCCCCTTCCGTTCCGATACTTCCCCGAGCTTCAAGGTTTTCAGGGAGGAGAACCGCTGGTATGATTTTGGGGACGGTACGTATGGCAGGGCGGTGGATCTGGTCATGCGTGTGGAAAACTGCTCCTTTCCGCAGGCCATGAAGGAACTCGGAAGGATGAGGACCTCCCCGCAGCTTTCCATGCCTTCGATACGGAAACCGGAAACGGTGTCAGGAAGGCTTCCGGCAGCTGCCCCAATGACCGTCCTGAAGGTCATTCCCGTTCAGAACAGGCATCTGCTTGACTACGCCGCCTCACGTGGCATTGACGGGGAGATTGTCCGTAAATACTGTGTGGAGGTCCACTACTGTTTCGAGAGGAATCCGCGTGAGAAATACGCGCTCGGATTCGCCAACGACCAACGGGGTTTCGAATTGCGGAACAGCATGTTCAAGGGGTGCGCCTACGCCAAGGATATTACCTGCATCAGTGAAGGCAACAGGTCCTGCGCCGTTTTCGAGGGCTTTTTTGACCTTCTCAGTTTCAAGCAGTACGCAAGGGAGCATCCGGAGATGCCCGCACTTGGAAAGCTGGACGTGTGCGTATTGAACTCCACGGCCATTGTGGACCGTTCAAAGGATTTCCTTTCAAAGTATGAGAAGGTACACGCCTTTCTCGACAACGACGCCCCGGGGCGCGGGGCACTGGGAAAGATACGGAGTTTCCTTCCTGAAAACGTGATACTGGTGAACGAGTCGGAACGCCTGTATCCCGGGTGCAATGATTTTAATGAATTCCTGCAGAAGGCCGGATGTCCGGCAGCGGGACATGAAATATGAAGAGCAAAAAAAACAGAACGATGAAAACATTTGAGGAAATATACCGGGATGCGGCAGTCCGGAACGGCTGCAATGCCGGGAAAACATTTGCGAGGGTCATGTTCGAGGAGGGCATGAGCCAGAATCTTGAGCGTTGCATGGACAGGGCCGCCGGTTCCCATACAGACCTCATGGCCTTTGCCGGATGGTTCGGAAAGCGTCTGGCCAGGGAATCTGTCAGGTGCAATGCCGCCCGCGTGAACTTCTCCCAGGACATAACAATAGAAGGCAGGAAATACACCACCCGGTTCGGTACGGTCACTTTCTGCACGGAGGAAAAGAGAAGCCTTGAGGAACGTGCGGAAGAGATTGCCGGAAGACTGCTGTCATCCGGCCCGTCAGATGACCTGAAAACGTTGTTGAAAGAAGCCGTACTGACCGGCTACGATTTACAGAAGGATGATTTTGATGAGGATTAAACGATCAGGCATGAAACAGAACAATGACATACCGGATAAAATCATGGAACGTATCCGCAAGCTGATGCGTCTGAAGGAATCCACCAATTCCGAAGGCGAGGCACGTGCGGCGGCCGCAGCCGCAAGCCGGCTTCTGAAGGAATACAACCTGTCCCTGTTCGACATAAGTGGAAGAGCTCAGGAAACAGTCTTTGCAATCGGGAGGTCCGGAGTATTCAGCTACAAGGACGCTTTCGGCAGCTATTGGAAGCGCGACCTGCTGAACGTGCTGTGCCGGTACAACTACTGCCGGATACTTCTCTGCCGGGGCACAACCGACATGTTCATCGTCGGAACCGATGAGAATATTACTGCCGTCACCGTGCTGTACGATTATCTGCGCACGGCTTTCCGCCGGCTGGCAGAAGAGAGGCACAAGGAATACGTGTCCGTCAGACGCGGATATTACCGGACCGGGAAATACAGAAAGAAATACATACGCTCCTATCTCGAGGGCGTCACCCCCGGATTAAGGGAACAGTTTGAGGCAGGTCGCAGCCGGCCGGCAGAGGAGTCACGGGAAACCGCCCTAACATGCTGCCATGACGCGCTTATTGACAAGTACCTGGAAAAAATAGGAGCCGGCACTTCAAAGGCACACCCAAGAAAGACCGGGACCGACTGCTCCGCGTATTACTCAGGCATGGGTGACGGCAGGAGCATCAGTCTGAACCGGCAGATAAAAGGAGGTGGTATATGACAGTATTGTGGATATCATTTGCGGCCCTGTATGCACTGGGCATGCTGTGGCTTGCGTATCAGATCAGGACCGCCCCCAGTGATCTGGATTTATGGGGCGAGGAAATAGAATAAACCGTTAAAATCATAATAGTATGTACTTTATACATTATATACAGACTTATGCGTCGGTCAACAGGAAAGGCAACGAGCTCCAGAGCCATATCCTGAAGTTCAAGGACTGCCTGCTCAAGGACCGGAACGCACTGGATGATCTGAAAGAGGAGATTCATTGCCGGATAGAAGAACTGGATGCCAGGTATCCGCGTACCCAACCCCTGCATTTCGATGCGGGAAACGATTCCGGAAGATGGTACATCCATGTGGAGGGAAAGCCGGACAATCTTGTATGCATCATCTCCATTGCAAAAGTGAGGAACCTGCTGGGAAAAGGCACAGTCTCCTTTCCCGGGAAAGACAAGGACGGAGAGAAAGGATGAAGAACACATACTGGTTTGCCGTGGACTATAACGGTACGGGACATCTTTTCACCTGTCCTCCCGAAAGGGACACGGGGATGTGGACCGGCGAGGAAGCCCTTTACATCCCCAAAGGACAGTTCGGGGAGATGTTTCCGCGAATCACCTGGCAGGACGCGCCGGTGGTGGTGACCCTGGAGGTGCTTCCCTGCGTGGAGACCCGGCGGCTGCGTCTTGTCAAGCGCTGCCTCCATCTTCTGCGGAGGCATACCGGCAGGAATCAGTCAAAGGATATGGAGGATTCACAATAACTCCCCCTGATGGTAGATGTATTAAGAAAGTTGAAGCTATAAATTGGATTTAATACAATAAGACCTATGGAAGCATTAACGGCATTACAATGGGCAAAAGAGGGTTATGTACCTAACGCTGATGCGGTAGGTGAAGAACGTTGGACTAATTGTTTTCACGGGCAGAAAGCAACATACTACAAAGACAACGAAGTTCACAAAGACTCTGAAACAGCAAAGGACATGCTTAGAGCTAAACGAAAAGAGCACAAAAAAGCATCAGATAAAAGGGACGAGAAGCGAAAAAAAAACATGGCTTATCGAGAGAACATGAAAACAGAATGGCAGTGGCTCCAGGAAGGTAGGATACCGAATCCGAATGCACGGTGGGAATATGGCGAAACTCTGAACAATACATTCAACGTGTGCAGTTACGGCAGCAAATATTGCTATTGTCATATTGATGAAACACATATACCCAAAGATAGTGAAGAGCTACAGAAAGCCATTTTTGATTTTCAACGGAAATAGCTGGATATGACTATAAACCGAGAAAAAAATGAATGGAATCCACCTGTGTGAAAGATGTAAATATTGCACGCATTCACCCAATTTATTTCAGCCATATTATTGGTGTTCGTGGTATGGGAAAGAAGTAAAAACACCGATTAACAGATGTGATAAAATAACTCTCAAAACAGAATAGAAATGAACGATATACTATTCAAAAAAATAAAAAGAGCAAACAGTAAATATGCTGAATACTTATTGGCTTGCGATAAAGTGGCTAAAACAGCCCAAAAGCATATAAATTGGAACGATAGCGTAGGTTGTGCCTATATGCCGGGTGACGGTCTTTGCATAGAGATTGAATCCCATGTTTGCCCAGCTACAAGATTTTTTGAGCTACCTGAGATTATCGGTAATGATATGATTGATGAATACACATATCGAATCAGTTGCATTTAATTTAAAAGGAAAAAAAGAATGAGTATAGAACAAATTATATTCAACCTTCTCAATAAGAACGCTCATACATGGGTTAGATATTGGCAACAAAAGGAGATGTCAGGTTTAACAATGCCCGGAGAATATATTGAGATAAGGACTTTTTTCTTATCAGGCATCGAACTTTCTGATTTTTTCGCAGCCGGATTCAAAATCAATAAAATACAATCTCAAAAAATAGATGCAGATGCCTATTGTGACATTCTGCTAAATAAAACCGATTAAATATGGAAATACAAGGAAAAGTTATCGCCGTACTTCCCATAAAGGATGGGGTCGGCAAAACTTCCGGCAACGAGTGGAAGAGCCGGGAGTTTGTCCTCGAGACGGAGGAAAGCAGACCGCAGAGCCTGTGCCTGCAGCTGATGAACGCCAACATCGACCGGTATGCGGTTGAAGCCGGCCAGACTGTGCATGTGAAATTTGACTGTTCCGCCCGCCAGTGGGAGAACCGGTGGTTCAATACCCTGACGGCCTGGGAGGTGACCGTCATCAAAGCAAAGGAGGCATGAGAATGAATACGGGAAAAAAGCTGTTTCTGTGTGCGGGACTGCTGGCATTCTTCCTGTCGGTATCGGCACAGTCCTACTCATTGCGTACCAATGTGATCGGTCTGGCAACGACCAACCTGAATCTGGAGGCTTCCATGACGCTGAACCGTAAATGGTCACTGCACCTGCCCGTGCAGTACAACCCGTTCAAGTTCGGCCGCAACCGGCAGTTCCGCAATTTCTATGCGGCCCCCGGAGTACGCTACTGGCTGCTGGAAAGCTACATGGGCGGATTCATCGGCATGTACGGTACGGCCGGCACCTACAGCGTGGGGAACCTGTTCGGCAACAAGTACCGCTACGAGGGGGAAGGCTACGGAGTAGGTTTAAGTATCGGGAAGGCCTACCAGATAGGCAGGCGCTGGAACCTTGAATGGGAAGCCGGTGCGGGTGCCGTATGGCTGGCTTATGACAAATATCTGTGCAAACGCTGCGGGGACCTTGTCGGACAGGAGTACGGCTGGCATTTTCTTCCGACCCGTGCAGCTCTCAATGTCGTGTATCTTTTTTAAGCGGGAAGGATGAGGACTACAAGACGTATCATACCGTTTGCACTGCTCTCGGGCCTGCTCCTTTCCTGCGGATCGGAGCACCGTCTGGCTGTAACTCGTAACTTTGCCGCATCACTTTTTCGTAACATTAAATATTTCACTTTACGAAAACTATATTTATGTAGAAAATGGATGCAAAAAAGATTACAGAAGACTACCACGACTGGCATAACATTGCCGAACTTCGACTTCTTGGCTTGAGCCGTTCTCAAATAGCAAAGAAGCTGCAACTTCCTCCCGGCAGAGTCATGCGGCTTTCCCGATTAAATGTTGATGAGCTTCTTCAACATGGCAATCGTCCGCGCCCTTCTTATTCCTGCCGTCTCGATCCTTATGAGGAGTCAGTTAAGCATTTGCTGATAACCTGTCCTTATTATTCTTCCACCCAGATTCATGAATATCTAAAGGAGAATAATCCCTCTTTTCCAAAAGTCTGTGAAAAGACTGTTTTCAATTACGTAAAAAAAATACGTAAAAGATACGATATACCTGCAAGAGTATAATTTTTTGCAGCAACAATCTTTTGTTCAGAATTCAATAAGAATCTGAACTGCATCCTTATTACCGAAATTTAAATAAAAGACATTATGAAATCCGTTATTTCAGACAATAAGATTATTCCATTCCTGCCTTGTTATAAAAGGACATCACAGTTGCATGAAACCAAAGTTAGTGATCTGAAAACTGTATATGGATGTAATGGATATGCGGTTTATGATTATATAGAAAATGAGATATTCCGTACAGGAAACCATTCATTGTATTGGTGTAAGAATATGCTTTGCAGAGTAGCGGACTATTGGGCACTCTCTCCGGAAGAAGTGGAGAAAATCGTGGAGTATTGTATTCAGGTTGACTTGTTCAATGCTGAGTTGTATACCAAGTATCATATTCTTACATCCGCAGAAATCAGGCAACAGTATAATAATGCCGGTTTCTTCATGGCTGTCAATTCATAATCACTAATCCGAAAATACTATGTTGATAAGATGTGAAATGTTAAAAAAACTGGCAAACGCTTTTATAGAGGTAGCCAAAGAGGAGAACCTGCCTGTAAATATCACAATGGGCAGGTCTTATACAGACTCCGGCAGTTCCAGACAAGTTGGTATTATTCTTGAATTTGACAGTTGGAACTCGAAAATCATCAATGATAAATTAGCTGACACCATCAACAGAATCTTCGAACTCGAATAAATATGAACCAAATGAATATAGAATTAAGTAAGATGCAGCTTATTCATTTAAGGAATATCTGCAAAAAAGGATGGGGTGGTTATAGTAAACCCTCTGATGATTTAGAAGAAATGGTAAAAAACGGTTTGTTGACGAAATCGGCTGGACCATTTGGTGATGTTGTTTATCGTCCAACTGATGCTGGGCGTAGTTATATTAATGACTTCAATAACGAACAGAAATGAGTCACATAGATGGCACTAGAAAATCGTATTCATCTCCATACGAGATAACGGTCTGTATGACCAAAGAGGAATGTAAGATATTGCTTCCGTTCTTTCAGAAAGCATATAAGAGTGTAAAATCAAAATACGAAAAGTATAATGATATTCACAATGGAGGGGAGGCTACGGAAAGAGAAGAAAATCTTCTTATGAAATACTCTGAGCAGTTGGAAAGACTGGAGAGTGTTTTATCATCTATTGATGAAATTTTAAAATTGGACAGATATGAGTAAAAAAAGAACAATGCAAATAGATGTAATTGAGGAAGTAAAAGGAACTCAATTCATGCAATGCAAACTGTATATAGATGGCAATGCGAGTGTTATTCTTATGAATAAAATCGATTATGAAAGGCTGTTAAGCGATAGTTTTTTTGTGCGTGATGGTAAAAATCGGGATTCAGCCGGAGTGTTGAATACTACTAACACTTTCATCGAAAAAGATTAATATTTAAAACTAAATAGAAAGGAATAAAATGGAAAATGAAGAATATTTCTGTATTGATTGCGCAAAACAACTAGAATGTTGGGGACCTGACATCAAATTAGACGACCCTGATTTATATATCCCTATAAACTGCATAGATTATCAAGAAATGAATGAGCTTTTTAATTTATAACAGATTAAAAATGAATACACTAGATATAAGATTATGAATTCCAAGAATAAACAAACTGAAATAAAGGCTTTTCTCTCCTTTATACTGGAACAAAGTAAGGAGACCGGTTTACATGTTTCCTGTACAATAATGTCAGAAGAGGATACTGGGGAGGGTTATGAGATATTTGCCGGACATGTTTCCAGTTGTAAGGGGGCAAGACTACATAGGCTGCTTTATGGTGCAATAGCTGTGAATGAGAACTTTCGGAAGGCGGTGACGTCCGCTCTGCTGGAGTACGAAAGGACTAAAACAGTGAACCGAGACAAGATGTCAATGAATTGAAAGGTGCAAAGTGTTCCGGGAACATCATCATTTCCGGTCCATTCCGGGTTGCTGCAATCCGGTAATTTTGTGTTGTCTTATGAAGTTGCGGCTTATTTATATAATTATTTGTTATGTATTTTAATGAAAACGAAATATCAAGGATAAAATCAGCGTCGGACGGCAGGTTGCTTGACGTTGTGCAGGATTTCCGGGAACTGAGAAAATCCGGCAAGGATTATGTTTGCGAATGCCCCAAGTGCAGAAGCGCGAAGAAATTCACGGTCAGCCCCGGCAAGAATCTGTTCAAGTGCTTCTCCTGCCAGATTGGCGGAGAGGGTGCCGTGTCGTATCTGATGAATATCGAAGGATACGGTTATACAGATGCGTTGGAATACCTTGCCAAGAAGTTCTGTGTGCTGCTGGACCCCCATCCGGACAAACCGGCTGGGAAACCGGTCCAGAAGATGAAGAAGGGAAGCAAGGCTGCCAAAGGGCTGGATACGGGTTCTTATTGCGCCCGAATGCTGGCCGCCTCGGGACTGACTTTCGAGGATGTGACCGCCAGTGTGTACAAGACCGATGATACGAAATCCGTGTTCCAGTGCCGTACTTTCAAACCAGGAACGATTGATGAGCGGGGAATGCTGACGGCCAAGGGGGATGATGTCATCATAGAATATTATGATCTGGACGGTCTTCCTGTCCGTTATGTCCAGAAGGATAACAAGCGCAGGGCGGCCGGGGAGATGAAGGAATACTACCGCATTCGTTGGCAGTTCCCGGAAATGCATTTGGACAAGGATGGGAAGCCTTTCAAATACAAATCGCCGCGGGGGTCCGGTACTCCTATATATATTCCGGAAAAAATACGCACCGCCTTCAAGAGCGGTACGAGGATAGACCGCCTGTATATCCAGGAGGGCGAAAAGAAAGCGGAGAAGGCGTGCAAGCATGGCATCCCGTCCATTGCCGTGTCAGGGATACAGAATCTGGGAAATAATGGCTCGCTACCGGAGGATTTCGTCAGGATTGTCACCGGTTGCCAGGTCAGGGAGGTGGCATTTGTTTTTGATTCGGACTGGGATGATATCTCAAGTAATATCAAGATAAACGATCCGGTTGAGAAACGTCCCAGGAACTTTTATTCCGCTGCCAGGAATTTCAAGGAGTATATGCGTAGTCTGAAGAACCGTGACATCTATCTGGAGATATTTGTAGGGCATATCCGCAAAAATGATGCAGGGGACAAGGGGCTTGATGACCTGCTGGCCAATACTCTTTTGGGAAAAGAGGACGAGCTGGCCGCGGATTTTGATTATGCCTGTAATGATAAGAAGGGTTCCGGCCAGTATGTAGAGATGTTTAAAATTACCGGTTTCACTGACCACAGGCTGATGGAGCTTTGGTGTCTTCACTCCCATGAGGCGTTTGCAGAGCGCCACAAGGATCTGCTGAAGAATCTTCCGGAATTCCTTTTCAACCGTTACCGCTGGAAATTCGATGAGGATGGCAAGGTCGTATCGGCTCAGCCCTTTGACGCGGACGAGCAGTTCTGGCGTGTGGTCAAGAGGAATGAGGGGAAAGATAACGAAAGATCGGATTATGAGTTTTGTTACGTGAATTCCCAGAACTTTTTACAGAACCGTGGTTTTGGGCGCCTGAGAAGGCAGGACAAGAGTTTCTTGTTCATCCATCTGGAACCTCCCTTGGTTAGGTCCTTGGAGGCGAGCGACGTCCGGGACTACCTGTTCCAGTTCGCCAAGCATAATTGCTGCGTGGGAGTGAACGAGATGCTGATCAAGGGGGTGTCGCAGTATGTGGGACCGGACAAGCTATCACTGCTGGAGTACATACAGCCCGATTTCATTAAGCCTTCCCGGAACGGCCAGTATTTCTATTTCGATAAATCGTGCTGGCTGGTCACCCGTGACAGCGTAAAGGAAATGGGCTATGAAAATATCTCACATCATATCTGGGAGGAGCAGAGACGTGACTATCCGGCCAAATATCTGGGAAAACAGCTTGTCACCTTCAGGAAGGACGCTGATACGTATTCCTATGAGCTGACCGAAGACGGACACCGCTGCCATTATCTGCAATTCCTGATCAATGCCAGCAATTTCACATGGAGGAAGAAAAGCGGCGAGGTGACTCCCGAGGAGGAGAACGAGAACCATATCCATCTGCTTTCCAAACTGTGCGCCATCGGGTACATGCTGATGGAAGCGAAGGATTCCAATGTGGCGCGTGCGGTGATCGGTATGGATGGAAAGCAGTCGGAGGTCGGCGAGTCAAACGGGCGTTCCGGAAAGTCCCTTATAGGGGAACTCATGAGGAACGTCATGCCTATAGCCTATATTCCCGGAAAGAACTCCGACATCTTCAAAGACCAGTTTGTATGGAATGACGTGATGGAGAAAACCAAGCTGGTGTTTATTGATGATGTGCTTCAGAACTTCAACTTCGAGTTTCTGTTTCCAAACATTACCGGGGATTGGAGTGTTAACTATAAGGGAGGGCGGCGTATCACGCTGTCGTTCTCGCAGTCTCCCAAAATCTATATTGCCACGAACCATGCCATCCGCGGAACCGGCTCCTCTTTCACGGATCGCCAGTGGCTGTTGGCCTTTTCCGATTTTTATAATGAAAGCCACAAACCGGTTGACGATTTCGGAGCGTTGTTCTTTACCGAGTGGGATTTTGACCAGTGGAACCTGTGCTGGAACCTGCTGGCCAACTGTATCCAACTGTATCTGACGTTCGGTGTGGTCCAAGCTCCTGGAGAACGGCTTGAGGAGCGCAAACTGCGGCAGGAGATCGGGGAAACCTTCATTTCCTGGGCTGACGAGTATTTCTCTGCACCGGAGCATATCGGTTGCCGCCTGGTGAAGAAGGAGCTGTTCGACGCCTTGTGCTTGTATGATCCGGCCCAGCGGAAATATAATACCCCTGCCTCATTCAAGAAAAAATTCGTCATGTATTGCAAATGGAAAGGTTTTGTGTTTAACCCCCAGAAATATGACAGCAAGACCGGACTCCCCTATCAGGTCGATAAGGACGGACGTCCTGTCGTGGATGACAAGTCCGGCGGAGTGGAGTATTTCACGGTCGGTACCGGCAAGGAGATCATACAACCGGGAGAAGATCCCTTGGATCCTGATCTTCCGGGAAATTTGAGACTGGACTACTGACATGGCACGAAGTTATCAGGAAATATTGGAAAAGGTAATGCCTCTGGCCGGGCGTGATCCGGGTCGTTTCAAAAGGTTTTATGACCGGGTGACGGAGTTATTGCTCCGGATTCCCGAGGGAGGATCCATCATTGTATCCGAGCACTGCACAGCCCGCTCTTTGGAACTGTTCATGGATGTGGCCGAAATGTGTATCATAGAGGAGCTGTTCCACAAGAGCATTAATGACGCATTGCTGGAGTTTTCTGATGACAGGAGTGAGATCCGGCGTTGTCCGGCCTGGCGGCCTGCGGTCCCTTACAGGCATTTCTACTCGGATAGAAATGTATGATATATCCCAATTTATATCATTGTAAAGTTAGTGATTTTTAGTGAGATATGCAAATAAAAAGGAAGCAATATGCTGAAAAAAGAGAATAAAATTTTTGTGGCGGTATGTCCTGATGTCCGGACACGCAGACAGATGATTTCAAGGCTTGCGGTCAGGCTGGGCTTTGCCCTGATACCTAGTGATGCGGCCAAGCTGATACAGGAGGATCTTTATTCTTGTGACCTGTCCACGGCTTATTTCGTGATGTGCGCCCAGTATAACTTCAGGAACTCCCCTGTGACCAACCAGAGGCTCTATGAAATGGCTGCCAGAGGCTTGTGTGTTATTGTGGGCGTGCGGTCGCTCCCCCGGGAATACGAATTCATAACGCAGGCATTTTATCCTGAAGACATATAGTTTAAAAGTCCGGTTTTCCGGACTTTTTTGTTTCCCCTCATACCCCTTTTTCCCCAGAAAAAACATTTTGGACAATCGTGCGATCTGTTCGAAAACGGGCGGCCTATATATTCTTTTTTTTATTTTTTAACTTTTAAGAAATATACCCTTATAAAAAATGAAGAAATTTTCGTGCAATCGTGCAACTGCGTTTTTTTTGATTATAATATATTGATATATAAATATTTATGTCTGCACGATTTTTGCACGATTCCGTTCGATTTGTCCAAAAACGTATTTTATGGCTTTTTGTGCGTGGTTTTACATTTCGTACGAAAATCGTGCGCGAATTGTGCAGTGTACAATATATTGATATTCAATATATTACAATAATATTAATCATCAGATCGTACGGTTGCACGAAAATCCCCCCTTTGTTTTTCAAGGGGTGTTGCAACGGCCTTCATGATTCTTTTGGAAGCCAGTCCATCTTTAGCCGGTTGTTCTTTGACTATCTCAATTTAAATCATTACTTTTGTATAAACACATAAGTATATGATTACCACTAAGATAACGATAGAAAATTATTTAGCCGAATATCTAATAGGCAAGTATGGAACCCCGGACAGCAAGGTAGTCCGCCTGCCTTCAGATCTTGATTTGTACCATTTCGTCTATGATCTTTTGCAGAAACGTCCTGCCGGATGCCCTGTGGATAGCGGAAATCTGGAGTTTGTGTTGCCGGAGCGCCGAGAGGCACACCTTCCGGGTGGCAAACCTTTGGCTACCTATAATTATATAGGCGAGAGGGGAGCCAAAATACTTTCCAGGAAGATAAACACAATGATGCGTGCGGAGCTTCATGACCTGTTTGATGAAAACAAACATGTCTATGGTATAGACTACATCAATTCGGCCTGGTACTTTCTCCGGAAGTATTGCATTGAGAGTCTGAGCGTGGAAGCACTTCTGAAAGATTACCAGCGCTGGCGGCGGAAGATGCGCCGTAAAACCTCCGTTCGGGAATATAAACACAGATAATTTTATGTAACGTAGCGTGTCTTTTTGTCCTTTCCATGTCCTTTTTGGAGGTGTTTTTATGTGGAAAAACGGTCTTTTCATGACCGGGTGTGATGACCGCTTCTCCGTGTCCTTGTTCATGGATGGATCTGTTCTTTATTTTGCAGGAAAAAAGAACGGATGAATCGTATTCAGTTAATATTCAATGAAAAATGGGCCATGGCTAGAGAGGATTATTACAATCTGGTCTCACTGATCCTTCCTTCAATACATTCCGGCAATTTTAAGGAGGTAGAGGCATTTTTTGAAAAAGATACCGTGACCGCATACGCATCGGATCTGAATTTTGTGGGGCGGTGGAATTTGGAAGACAGCGGTCTTCCTTCCGATTCGGTTGCCGTTATTGTGCTGGAAGGGACGCTCTATTCCTGGGAGACGTTCCGCCTTCAGGAATATATTGCACAGGCGGCAGCTAATGACCGTATTGCAGGCATCATTTTGTGGATAAATGGACCGGGGGGAATGATTACCGGTCTGGACAATGCGTCAAAAATGATATCCGAATGTCCCAAACCCGTAGTCGCTTACATTGCCGGAGCTTGTGCTTCCGCACATTTTTGGCTGGCATCAGCCGCAGACAAGCGCTTTCTTGGCTCGTTGATGTGCGAGGTGGGTAGTATCGGTGTTGTGGGTACCTATTATAATGCCAAGGAGGCCTTGAAAAAAGAAGGAATCGATTATCGGGAGATTTACCCGGATTCGGCCGACTTGAAAAACAGGGAACACCGGGAGATTGCGGAAAACAATAACGAGGAACCTTATAAGGAAAAGCTGTCAAAACTGCACATGATGTTCTGCCGGACCGTTTCGGAGAACCTTTCCATCGCTTATGACAAGGACTCCCCCGTGTTCCGCGGGGCGACCTTTATGGGTGATGAAGCGGTCAGGGAAGGACTGGCGGACGGTTATAACACTTTGGAGGGAGCTGCGCGCTGGATTCTGGCGCAGTCCGTCATCAACAAGACAAATCAAATCTTTTAAATTTTTATTTTTATGGGAAAGTATTCTAAAATGTCCACCTTTGCCGGCGCAATCCTTGGATTGCTGGGGCTGAAAGAGTGGAAGAAGGCTGAGGACAAGGATATCCTCGATGCCGATGATGTAGCCAAACTGAAAGAACTTGGCTTCGATGAGAAGTTCATAACTCCTTTCGGGGAAGCGTTGAAAAATGGTTTTAAGGATGAGGAACAGCAGACCGGTCCTGTTGAGAACTCGGGAGAGGCGCTGATTCGTGGTCTGCTGGCGCAGAAAGTATCCGAAATGGCTTCCTTGCAGGAGCAGTTGGATGCAATAAGAAAGACAGACGGGGAAAAGACGCAGGCCATCACCCGGAAAGATACCGAAATAGCGGAGCTGAAGCAGAAGATTTCGGTACTGAGCGCATTGCCGGAGCCGGACCATGGTGCGGGTGCCGGTCTGAAACAAAATACGGGTGCCGGTGCCTTCAACCTGGATGATGACAAGCAGCTTGGAGGTATGCAGGGTGAGATGTTCGCGCTGGATCGTCCGTATAACATGCGTGCCCGTGCCGCTCTGCTCGCAAGTCAGGGAATCAATATTCAGGTCCGTGCGGAAAGTTCCGTGGATTACGGCCGTCTGAAGGAGGACCTTGGTGCGTTCTACCGCATCCGCTGGCAGGACCGTTTGCAGTCATTCCTGACCAAGCTCCCCAGTATCGAGAGCATCTTCCCGGTGGAGAGCGGATATCAGGATCTGGCCACTCTGGTCAACATTTGGCTGGGTGAGTTCTCGCAGGCTGACAACACCTCCAGTGATTTCGACAATGTGACCAAAGGTGAATATGAGTTCGACAACGAGACATTGCGTATGTTCAGTGTCATGTTCGCCCATAAGTTCCGTGACCTGAAGCAGCTGGAAAAGACCTGGATCGGCTCTCTCAACAAGGAAGGATCACAGGCGATCAAATGGTCGTTCATTGAATACATTCTGGCGGAAACAGCCAAGAAGCTGCATAACGAGCGTGAGCTGCGCCGTATCAACGGCGTGCGCAAGGATCCTGACCTTAACAAGCCGGGACGCGCCATGGAAGCGGCCGACGGGCTTTATGAATGGCTGAGAAAGAAGGTTGACGGTTTCATTGACATTAATAACGGGAAGACCGTTTACCAGATCAAGCCGTTTGTGCTGGGTGAGATCACGGAAGCCAATATCGGTGAGAAACTGTTCCAGGGTACGGGAATGATTCCTGCCGTGTACCGTGACAGCGGGCAGCTGGCCCTGTATCTTCCCAGCTATATGGTAGTATGGTATCACAAATACAACGAGCTGCACTATGGTGTGAACCAGGATTACAAGGCCAATATGATGTACGTTAAGGAATATCCGGCTGTGAAGTTGATTCCGATTCCGAACGCAGACAATCACCAGCGTATTTTCTGGACGATGGAGGGCAATATCAAATGCTTCGAGCATGTGGCCGGTGAAATGACAAATTTCAGCTTGGAACAACAAGACTGGACGCTTAAGGTATGGTCCTTGTGGAAGGAATCCATCTGGGCGCGTGCGGTAGGTTTCAAATATACGAAAAAAGAGGATATGGACGGCAGCCGCCAGATGATCTTCTGTAACGAGTATGACCGGCCTGCATCTTCCTTCATTGACGGGGAGAAGGACAAAAACCCGAACGTAGCCCTGCATACCAGTGTACAGACCGTGGCCAACACCAGCCTGTTCACCATTACGGATATTGAGAACGCCGAAGTGGGTAAGATTGTCACCATCAAGTGTGGCAGCGAGGACAAGGGGGTAAAGATCACCAAATCCGATAAGTTCAGCTTGATCAGTGCCGACTGGATACCGAAGAAAGGGGACACCATACGTCTGATGAAACGTTCTGACGGGAAATTCATCGAAATCGGACGTGATACGGCAGCTTCCGGTGCATTACAGTTCGCCAACGATGCAACCACTCCATCCTTGGAGGGTGCCACGGTGTTCGTAACGGGAACCAATACCAAAGCGACGGCAATCACGAATTTCACAGATGCGGTGGAAGGTGAGGTGTATACCATTCACGGGGCCGGGAATACGAATGCGTCCACTATCGATAATAGTGGTAATTTTGTCCTGACTGATGCCATGACGCTCAGCGCCGGCAAATTTATCATGCTGACTTATGCAGGTGGCAAATTCTATGAGGTGGCACGTGGTTAAATTTACGGGCGGAGTAATCCGCCCCTGTTTTTCATTTTAAATTGTTATAATTATGGCATACGTTAAAAGAGCAGTGAAGCGCCCGGAAGGTAATCCGGGTAAAGGGATCAACCCGCGCGACATGATGAGTATCATTGATGTGGATGATATTCTGGTGTTCCCGGCACGTGACTCGGCCGGTGTGTTGATGACCGAGAACATACAATTGAAGCCTGGATGTTATTCTACTGACATCTATTTCACTCCCGGTACCGTGGAGGTTACAAGCAATACAGACGGAGATCCTGACGCACTTGGTTTCACCCCTACGGTCAAGGGGAACCATCCGGGAAACAAGCAGGCGGTCCGTGAGTTCAAGACCAACTGGCTCGGTCGGAAATGTATCGTGATAATGAGCTACTGTGACGGTCAGGACAAGGATCTGTTCGGTTCTCCCTGCAATCCCATGCAGATGGGAGTCAATTATACCGGTAACAAGGATGCCAACTCCTCTGAATTCACTTTTACCCAGATCAGTAAAGGGGATGACATCGCCATTTATAAGGGTACTGTTCCTTCGGAAGAACCGGTGGCGAGTGTGAGCGCGTCTGCCACTACCATCCCGTTTACGGCGGAAGGGCAATATCAGCTTCAGGGTGGTGAAGCGGAAATAAATAAAGTGACCGGCGGACGGCATGGTGCAGTGATGACCCTGCTGGGTGTAGCGTCAGGCGTGGCTCCGACAATTGCTCACGGCGGCCAGTTCCTGCTGCGTGGCGGAGAAACCTTCACCGCTAGTCCGGGCAGCCAGATAACCCTTCAGGCTTTTGAATCCGGTTCCGGTACATGTACATGGATTGAGCAGAGTCGTTATCAGGCATAAGTCATATTCTTATTTTAGTGAGGTTTCATTATTTCAGGAAAGCGGGGCTTCGGTTCCGCTTTTTTTTATTATTCAAATACACGAAAAAGTTTGCTAGTAACAAACTTTTTCGTATATTTGCAGTGTCATAACAAACGCGGGTGACGTCCGCATAAGTTCTTTTAATTATGGAACAATTGTTCAAGGCTATCCAGGAGATAGCAAGACAGAACCCGGAAGGGTTCACGGTTGACCTTACAACCTTAAAAAAGGTCACAAAAGGCATCTCAGTCGCTTATCTTGAAACTCAGGACAGTTTCGGGGAAGATGGTCTGAGAAGAGTTCTTAACCATGCTTTAGAGCACGAAAGGAAAGTCGGCGGATGGCTGAATGAAGAAAACGGACAGTTTTATTTCGACAGCATCCGGATTTTCACAGATCTGGAAGCAGCCAAGCGCTTCGGACGTGAAAACAGGCAGATCGCGATTTTCGACCTGACGCATTTAAGACTTGTCAAATTGTGACGGGAAGGGCTTCGGCCCTTCCTTTTACAGATTAAAAACAAATATTCCGATAATCAATCGTAAATTGATGCAGTATGAAAAATTTGGATTTACTTCCTCTTTCTCCAGAGGTTAAAAAGAGACTTGATGAGTTTGCCAGACAGTATGCACGTATGGCGCATATTGTAATTGAAATTGTTTCCTTCTCCGAAAGCCGTCTGATTGTCCGTGCGGAGCAGAAGGATCTGGTGAATGGACAGTTCCTTTCCAAAAAGGAACTTCACGAGCGTGTCCGGGAAATGTTTAAAGGTGAGATTCCGGAAGACTGGAAACTGACAGTTTCCGCTGTTAATTTTGATCGCAAGGATATTGACGGCATTACTGTCGAATGGGTCAAGAAACGTATGGAAAAATTAGGGCTGAAGGCCAAGCACCTGAGTAATTATACCGGGATTGACAAATGTACGGTATCGTCCATACTTTCCGGAGACAAGGACCTGACCAAATGGCATAAGGTGGCATTGTATTATTTCTTCAAGTATTACGAGGTGGCGCAGTTTTGATCAGATGCGGCAATATAGTATTAACAGTGTTCACCACATCCATGGGGAACTGAAAGAGGAGTTGGACAGATTCAATCATGCGCTGCAAGACATTTCTCAAAAAATAGGTTCACTCAGACTTTCTTATTGAAAGCTGTTTTTATTCGACCTGTCTTTTGCCCGGCAATTGCCGGGCTTTTTCTTTGTATGGTACATTGTAAATTTTATCGTATGAAAGAAAAAATTATTGCTTATCTGAGCGGTCCCCGTCCGTATCGTGAGGGGATTGCTTTGTACGAGGAGTACGGGCTTAATCTGATGCTGAAAGCCACTTTCCGGCGGAATGCCGAAACAGACCTGCTTCGTGCCACCTTGATGGAGGAACTGCGCAAGCTTGCCGGAATTTCGGAAACGGCTTTCAGGACAATGCAACGGAAGGCAGTGGACTCTCCCCACATATCTTCAGCTTCTATAGTGGTGGAAGAGATCAAGGCTGAGAAAATCGCAGTGAATGTTCCTGTCACCCCGGTTGTGGAAAATGTGATCCGTTTCCGTGACCGTTTCCCCTTCCTCAACTCTCCGGATTGTCCGGATGTACTGAAAATACTGGTTGCCGATATGTTCACGGCCTATGACCTTTATCTAAAAACTTTCAGGGAACTGGGGGAACTGCCGGATGACGTTGAGCTGGAACAGGCGTTTGCCATAGCCAAAACAACTGTGGAGAATTACCTGGAGGACCGGAGTATCTGGGAGGAGTTGGAATATTACCGTGACAATCATGCGCTGCTCGGGAAACATCCCCGTATTGCCGTCTATCTAGCTTCTGACGAGCTTTCCAACAAAAGTGATCTTGAGGTGATGAATATCCGTAAGAATGCGGCCAGCAACGTGTCCAAATGGAAGAAGAAGCTTGAAACCGTTGAAGGTGAGGAGGAACGTGCGAAGGCATTGGCGGCAGTGGATAAATGGGAATCTATGAAATCGGCCGCCGAGAAGGAACTGGAAAACAGAAAAAAAAACTGATATTTCGGAAGGGGACGCTGGAGGACGGGATCAATGGGCTACTCCTGAAAATGGAGCGTTTCTCCCACCCTTGTGACCGTGGCGAGTTTGCCCATTTACTGTCTGCAAAAAAATGCGAGTTGGCGTACCTAGAAGAATGTTTGAACAAATTATCTTATGAATGATATTCCCCCTGACAGCCTGGCTCTAACTGGAGAGCAAAAAAATGATGTTCGCCGCATGGCCTCTTTAGGTTATGCGCCGGAGGATATTGCCGCCTATCTTGGTCTTGACGCTTCTGAATGCTTTCTTTTTGTATATGACGCCGGTATTCCAGGAACCACCATTCGAGGGCTGATCCGTGAAGGCGTGCTTGTCTCACGGGCCGCTCCCGAGATAAAGCTGCACGAAGCAGCTGAGGACGGGAATATTGATGCCGTTAAGCTGCTAACGGAGATCCAGGAACGCCGTTTGTTTGAGAATCTGTTAAAAGATATGGATGAATATGAGTGAATTGCCGGTCAGACCTTCAAGAGTGGACTTTGAAAAGGTTGATCTGAATCAGATCCAGCGCATTCTTTCCACCGGAACGCTGGATTCTTTGCGTCCGGAAGAGAGGGAGTATTTCTCTCTAATGGAGATGGTACGTGGTCTGCGTGCCAGGATGCGTTTCACTAACGGCAGGATGGTGACAAAGGCAGGAATAATCAGGCTGCTGAAGTCGGAACCGTACAGCCTGTCCGACTGGATGGCCCGGCAGGTGTATAATGACAGCATCAATTTTTTCTATACCCAAGACAACATCCGTCCGGAGGCGTTTGCTGCCCTGTATGCCGAGCGTGCCGAGAAGTGGGCGGACGCCGCTTTCCTGGCCGGCAAGATCAAGGAGGCAAGGGCCTTGTTGAAACTTGCCGGTGAATACCGCAGATGCTTCAGGAAGGAACAGGCGGAGATACCGGAAGAGCTTCTAAACCAGAAAAAGGTTGATATCTATACGGCCAGCCGTGAGGATCTGGGCGTTCCCGCCATTGATAGAAAGGAACTGGAGGGTTTCATCGACTCGATACCGGAGATACCTATTGCTGTGCGTGATAATCTGAAAGAGGACGCACGGATAAGAAAGTTTGATTTGAAAAAACGTATGATTTATGATATCGAGGAATTTAGCGAGGAAGATAGCGAATGATGAGGATGTGGATGTAAAATTCAGCCATAATGTCCAGATGCTGACCGATTTCGTGGATACGACCATTCTGGTTGTCATAGCCGGGCGTGGTATGTCCAAGAGTACGGTCATACAGTCCAGACGTTCATACAGGTGTATCTGGGAAATGCCCGGTGCGCCTTTAGCTTTTGTCGCCAACACTTATGCCAATCTGAAGGACAACATCATGCCCGCCGTACAGAAGGGATGGGAAATGATGGGGCTGTACGAGGGGGTGCATTATATCCGTGGAAAGGAACCGCCAGTCTCCTGGAAGGCGAAATGCTCCATAATTGTCAATGATTACCGGAACTGCTATTCCTTCTGGAATGGCAGTGTTATTTTTATGGGTTCGCTGGATAACCCTTCACTGCTTGCCGGCAAATCGGTGGTCCATCTGTTTTATGACGAGTCAAAATATGACAAGGACGAGAAGGTGAACCGTGCCATGCCTGTTCTACGTGGCGATTCTCTCACTTACGGGGCATCGCATCTGTTTCTTGGTCTGACGATCACCACTGATATGCCGGATGTCAACGAGGGGGAATATGACTGGTATTTCCGTTATGCACCCAATATGGATCCAGACCGTATAATTCTGATTGTACAGGCGGCTTTTGAACGGAACGGGCTGCTGTTGAAGCAACTGCGCGAGCAGAAGAAAGACAATCCCAGTCACTCCGTGCTGGCGCGTCTGGAAAGGAAAATAGATTATTATGATCGGGCCTTGCGCAAATTGCGCCGCGGACAAACCTTTTTTCTTAACGCATCCTCCCTGGTCAATGTTGATATCCTGACCCCAGAATATATACGAAACTTATATCAAGGTACTCTTGAACTGCATGAGTTCTGCAAGTCGGTGCTGGGTATGCGGCCCGGTCTCCGGCGTGATGTCCGCTTCTATGTATTATTCGGGCAAAGGCATAAGTATTATGACGGGAGTCCTGGAGGGGAGCCGGCGGAAAATAGTCGGGAGTTGCGCTATCTGCGGCATGACGAGCCTTTGGATGGCGGCATGGACTTCGGCAACATGCTTTCATTCGTGATTGGGCAGGAAGACGGAGCGTATTACCGATGCCACAAAAACTTTTTCGAGATACCTCCCGGATGGTTCCGTGAGCTGGCTGACCAGTTCTTGGATTTCTTTGCTTCACATGAATGTAAGGAACTGTCGTTGTATTATGACCGGGCCGGCAATAATTTTGAAAGACAGGGGGAGGATTATGCCAGGAAGATAAAGGATGCCATAGAGAAGGATGCCGATGGCCGGCGGACCGGATGGACCGTCATTCTGATGAGCCGCAGACAGAGTATCATCCCCCAGTCGGAGGAATACGGATTCATGCAGGAGTTGATGAAGGGAGAGAATGGGCAATTGCCCCGATTGCTGGTTGATGCGGTGAATTGCCGTGAAATGGTCAGCAGCGTTGAGAAAGCCCCAGCCGGCATCCGCTATAAGGGTGAAACCAAGGTGGTGTTCAAGATCAAGAAGAGTGAAAAGCTTGCCCCGAAGAAACTTCCCATGTTTTCTACCAATTTCAGTGACGCTTTCAAATACCTGATGATGCGCAGAAACTGGCGTCGCATTGTCCGTATTGCCCGTGGCAATAATGCAAATCCCTATATTCCCGGTTTTGAGGAGTGATTTCTGTCCGTACCAGGCATCCCGCCGTTTTTCTCTGTCATATTTCACGAAAATTGCCCGGGGCAATTGCCCCGGGACTTCTGAGCGGCCCGCACGGAAACAAGAGACATGGTTTTAAAGATTTTGGTTTTATGGTGTTATTTATTGAAAACTAGATATTTATGTGCTCTTACAGCAAAATTCAAGGCTGAAATACGCACATTTTGAATGATAAATACGAAAATAAGGGGAAAATCAGTCATTTTTTGGATGGTTTTTCACTGGATCTTGTGAAATGCCTTGCGGGGGAAGGCGAAAAAGAACCCCCGGCCTGTAAGTAGTTATCTCACCCACATACTTACACAAAGATGCGTCACACCGCACAGCCGGGGGCAAATACCCTCTGCTGCGGTGTGACGCATTTTGTATGTTATGTGAGTGAGATGACGCAAAGATAATCAAATATTATTGTATGAAAGTGATAGAGATAATAAACTTTAATCGTGAGCTGCTGAAAAAGTTGCAGGAGGCGGGTGTCCGTCTGGAGGATGTCCAGTATGTGGAGTTATATTCGGAATACATGTACCGGACAAGCCAAGGAGAGAAAGTATCTTATGTCGTTGCCGTGCTTTCTGAAAAATATTCGGTTAGCGAGAGGACGATTTATGCCCTGGTTAAGCGGTTTCGGAGTGACTGTAAGACGTTTGCAGTATGAACGGGCTGTTTTATCAGGCGGACTGTGCTGTTTCTCCTATCTTTAGGATGTTTCATTTTTATAAAGAGGAATGGCTATGAACAAGTATTATCAGGTACTAGACAAGATACTTGCCACAGGAAAAACGCAATCAAACAGGAAGGGGAACATACAGTACCTTCTGAATGAGGTTCTGGTACTTACACCAGCGGATCTGTTGGACATCTTTGAAGGGCATCATATTGCCCGCAAGAAGCTTCGTAATGAACTGCATTTGTTTATGCAGGGTGAGCGCCAGGTGGAAAAATACCGCGAAGCAGGTATCAACTGGTGGGATTATTGCGGATCCATTCTTGTGAACTCTTATCCCACCTATTTTGAGAAGCTGCCGCCACTCATAGACAAAATCAACAGGGAGAAACGTAACAGTAAGAATTATGTGCTTTTCCTAGGTGAGACCGGTGTGGAAAGCAACCAGACACCCTGCCTGAGCCTGGTGCAGTTTCAGATTGACAATGGAGAACTGGTGTTGTCCGCATACCAGCGTAGCAGTGATGCAAATCTCGGATTGCCTGCTGACATTTATCATCTGTACCTGATGGCACGGCAGATAGAACTTCCCCTGAAGTCGATCACCCTCTATTTGGGAAATGTACATATTTACGAGAACAATATCCCGGGTACCCGTGCACTGCTTGCTGGTGACGAAACTGTCCGTTTCGAACTGAATGTCTGATCTGCTGCATGTGTCGTGCAGTGGGTAACGCTCCTGATCCTGCCTGTTTCTCATAAATTCAGAAGATCTTTGCGGCGTTTTTTTAAATGGAAAGTAACATGAGAAATATGTATCTGTCTGCCCCGCTTCCGTTTGTGGGGCAGAAACGTATGTTTGCCAAAGAATTCATCAAAGTATTGGACCGATTCCCAGACAGTACCGTTTTTGTGGATCTTTTTGGCGGATCGGGGCTGCTGTCCCACATCACCAAACGGGTAAGACCTGATGCTGTTGTGGTATATAATGATTTCGACAACTACCGGCAACGGCTTGACAATATACCGAATACCAATCAGTTGCTGGCAGATTTGCGAAGGATAACAGCGGAACTCCCCAGAAAGAAACGTATAACCGGTGAAGCCCGTGAAAGAATATTGGCTCGTATTGAAAAGGAGGAAAAGGAACATGGCTACGTTGATTATATCACATTGTCGTCATCCCTGTTGTTTTCCATGAAATATGTGCTGAATCTGGATAATATGAGGAAAGAAACGTTTTATAACACTATCCACCGGACTGACTATTCCGATGCGAAGGATTATCTGGAAGGACTAACCATTGTCAGTGAAGATTATAAGGAAGTGTTCAAACGTTACAAGGATGTTCTGGGGGTGGTTTTCCTGGTTGATCCCCCTTATTTAAGTACAGAAGTCGGAACATATAAAATGTACTGGCATCTGGCTGATTATCTGAATGTCCTGCATGTTCTGAAGGAGCATTCGTTTGTGTATTTTACATCCAATAAATCTTCCATTCTTGAATTATGCAGTTGGATTGGGGATAATCCCTCAATCGGTAATCCTTTTAAGGATTGTGTGAAAGTGGAATTCAATGCCTGTGTGAATTACAGTAGCTGTTATACTGATATAATGCTGTGTAAACAAGGTAAAAAAGATGTTTCAGATTTGGCTGCCTGATATTAAAATCTGTGAACAGGATGTGCATTTATAACAGAAGTCCTGTTATCAGACCAAGCAAAAGGAATATTAGACTGTTTATTATCAGCTTTTTGATCTGATAAAGGTGCATACAAATAAGGCTTACCTCTTTTTGTAACTGCTTGATATCTTCCTGTTCTTTTGTCATGGTTCATATTTTTGATGCATCAGCAAAGGTAATAAAAATCCGCTAGAAAATTCGGAATGTTGAATATTATTCATACATTTGTGATGCCCTCAAAATTAGAGTCATAAAAATTGGTGAAACAGGACATGAACCCCTTTTCAAAACGTAATCCGTAAAATCGGGTTAAGGTTACACTAATACCTTTGGGCGCGTTTTGATAAGGGATTCACCATTTAATGTATGAGACCCTACGATAAAGATAAATCACAAATATTGGCAATGTTTTATTATGGAGTGCCGATAGAGGATATAAAACGATTCTACAAGGGTAAGGAACAACAATATTTATTTGACACGGCTTTAATGCAGTTAGAATCAGAAGGGATGATAAAAAGAGAGGGGGAAAGCTTTGTCGTGACAAAAGAGGCGGGGGACGCATTTCTGTGTTATGGGAATTATCTTAAATATGTTGAAGCGAAGAGGAGACAACAGGTTGATAATGAAAAAGCAAAGGTTTTGGATTCAAAAGTAAAGAAATCAACGATTGTTTCCAATTACTTGAAATCAGCAAATATGGTATGTAGTATTGTCAGCTTTATAGTAGGAGTTCTGTTGTCAGATCAGGTAAAATGGATATTAAACTGGTTATTATCATTTTTTCTCACTGGATGTGCTCTTCCTCATTCATAATTTATTAAATTGAATTTTGCTATAAGACTAGTAAAAATCCATTAGTAAATGCCTAGTTGTTGGATATTATCATTACATTTGCTGTTCCAATTAAATAATAATCTCGTAAAAAACAAAATCATGAAAAAAGTAATGCTTTTAGTATTAGTTAGCACATTATCTTTATTGTTGTCTTCATGTTATAGTTCTCAATTGTATGTAGGTGGCATGGAAGTTGACGAACCTAAAAGAGTTTTGAACTCAAAGACAAACAATCATTTTCTTTTCGGGTTGATATCACCAGCATCAAACAAGAAAGATATCAAGCAATATGTTGGGGATCGTCAGAAGTATGCAATCAAAAACCACCATACTTTTTTAAATGGTTTTTTGGAGGTTATTACTTGTGGTATCTATACTCCGTCAAAAACTACATTTTATGTACCTATAAATGAATGACATTTAAGATTTTATGCCTCGTACTATTTAAGTTCGGGGCTTTTTTGTGGTTGTTTCTTAATCACTTAATTATTTATCGTTATCCGTAAGAGCAGTGGAGAGGTCAGCTATATGACTGAAATCAGAGATTTTTCATTTCGGAAGAAAGTTTACTAACCGTCAGATGTGCCTTATGGCTCATGCTTCTCTTACCTTCATGGCACTGACAGTGCTCCGCCTTCAAAAAAAATCCCAAAAAGTTTGTGGATTAAAAAATAATCCTCATATTTGCAGTGCTAAAACAATTCAATTCTGTTGGTCAGGAACGTAGAGCGCGGTTAATGCTCATGATAGTTTAATGGGCTTTTTTTATGCCCATACAGGTTCATTTTGCAGATGTCAGCAAAATGATATATAGGAGATTGTAGAAGTCACAACTTGTTGTGCAAAAGTTACGGCTGCCTTTCCCATCAACTTAATTGCTCTACGGAGTGACTACGGATTGATTGTTTTAGCGAACTCGGGAAACGGCGGCCGTTCTTGCGTTCTATTATTGCCGAAACGCTAAAGCAATCAATCCGTATGAAACAAACAGCTTCAATTCCTGCTACCGACATAAATGTCGTGAGCAAATCGTCAGTCCTAACTATGTGGCTGAACCGTGAAAATCAATTATTTTCTTCCGTACTTGAAGAATCAGTGTCTAACCGTCAGGTGTGCCTTATGGCTCATGCTTCCTTAGCTTTTTCTGCATTGGTATGTGCCGGTTTTGTGTCGGCTGTTCCTGCATTGCTTTGCCTGGCTTGGTTTGTTGTGTCATTACATCTTTGCAAGAAAGGAGGGCTGAAATGAAATTCTTTATTGATGAGCCCAAAACTTACCTGTCTGTCAACAATAAAGGCAGGGCTATGAACCAGTGGATTTCCACTTTCACTCATGTATTGATTCCTGATGAACTGTCACGTGATGCCTTTATTGAGAGTATTCGTGCCAAAGCGTCCATGTTGGATGAAGAGTTTCCAAGAACCAAACCGCTTCGTGTGGATGTTTCCAGAAACAATGATATACATATTGAGGTCTATCCCGATAAGAATCCGTATAATACTGTCTTCATAGTTCATATTTATCCAGTACGCGGCGAGTTCCGTTTCTGTGAATCTACAAACCCTAAAATATTGGAAGGAGGCCTGAAATGAAAGAAGAAGGATTTAACCCGAATGCTGTCATAACAGATCAAGTGATAGATGCACTGGCTAATATACAGGATCATGAGCCCGGTTCCTTTCGGGAGCATACGGAGAAATTGACGGATATTCTGTTGGATGACTTTGAGTTGATGGAACCGGACAATTTGAAAAGAAATCTGGATTTGGTGCAATTCTTTCGGTTCTATGCAGGACTGATAGAGAAATTGCATCCACAAAGCAAGTAGTCCTGTCCTTTATCCCATATTGCATTTGTCCCATATTTGCTTGAAAAATAGCGAATATGGGACAAATTAATTTATATACCGCAGTCGAGGAGATGAAAGCGGTGAGCAAAGCTGAAGGGACATTCAGTATCAAATTCCGGAAATACAACCGTCAGAAACAGTCTGGCGGTGATCTGGTGTTTTTGAAAGCGGCCAGACTTCGTTCCAAGGCTTCTGATGAAAAAATAGAGAATGCCAGTCATAAACTGTTTCTTGTCGATACGGAAACAGGCAACGCATTGAACTGCTGGCAGATTCTGGTAGTGGAATTTAACGGACAGAAAACAGTTTTGTAATATGGAGGTAAGACGTAGCGGAAATTTCGGCTTTGTGGACCCCGGCAATGGATCGCTTTATTCCTTTGACATTTCAGGACGTGGTAAGGGATGGGAACCTTCCAGTATCATGCTGAACCATAACCGTAACACCTGTTTCACGAGGAAAATGAGTGTGGCCGGATATGATATCGTTCCGATGGGGGATAACAATGACATGCCCGGAGAGGTCATGCGCCTGCTTGACCGGTTCTATGCCGGCGAGGGTATTCTTGGCAAGATTGCCGGTCTGCAATGGGGGGACGGTCCCCGGTTCTATGAGGATGCAATTGATGATACGGACAACCGTTTCTACAAAAAATGGGTGCTTGCACCTGATATTGAGTCGGACATGTCTTCCTGGGATTATCGGATTTGTATGCACCGTTGTCTGGTTGATCTCACCCACATGCAGGGCTTCTTTATCAAGTTTGTCCGCAACCGTGCGCCCCGTATTGGCGGGCGGGGGAAGCTACTAAGGTTGGAGCATATCCCTTACCAGCGTGCCAGACTGTTGTACCCTCCCCCTGGGAAAAATGATCCGGAAGGCATTGTCGTGGGAGATTTCCCTTTCCCGGATCCTGAATATATGGAGAGGTATCCCATGTTTGATCCGGCAGATCCTTTCCGATATCCGGTGTCGGCCAGATATTACAACATCTATTCCTTCTGTAAGGATTTTGTTAGTACCCCGCGTTTTCTAGGAGCCTTTGACTGGCTGGAAATAGCCGGTACCTTGGCACCATTACTGCATAACTATAATCTGAATTCCAGCGCGCTCAGTCTGCATATAGAATCTCCACAAGGGTATTGGGACAAGGCGGAGGAACGTTTGAAATCCGTATGCCGCAAGCGTGGGGAAACCTATACGGCCAAGATGCTGGAGGATTACAAGGATGAATGCATGGAGAAATTTGCCGGAGGTATTACCGGGATGAAGAATGTGGGAAAATATATGCACACCACCCGGTTCTGGAGCGATGAAGCCAACGATTTTGAGGGATGGAAGGTGACTCCTATTGATAAGAAGGTGAAGGATTACATCGAGGCACAGATCAGAATCAGCAACAAGGCTGACGCTGCTGCCACCTCCGGGTTCGGAATTGATCCGGTGCTGGCGAACCTCATTTTGGAAAACAAACTGAGCAGTGGAAGCGAGAAACTGTATTCCATCAAGGTCTACAATGCGTCTGAAACGGCTATTCCGGACATGATACTCTGCAAGCCGGTGCAGGAGTATATCAATGCTAACTGGCCGGGAACAGATATACGTATCGGACTGTACAGGAATGTGGTGAGTCAGGAAGAGAACGTGTCGCCGGGAAACCGTATGAAAGAAAATATATAAGTTATGAAAATGATATTCGACAGAAACGGAGAAGGGCGCCAGGAGCTTGTTGTGGCGCTGGGAATGATTTCCGACAGCCTGGACTATTCCAAGTGGAAGCCGGTACTGCCTTTGGCCGCACGCCAGCTGACCTGTATTATCGGGGCGGACGTGCTTTCGGCGATAGTCGACCTTTATTGGGATGAAGACCTGGATCCAGAGAAAGAGGAACTTGTATTCATGGCGCAGCGTGCCGTGGCATATTTCGCATGGGTAAAGGTTGTTCCCACGTTGGATGCACAGCATGGCGGTAGCGGAAGGCAGAGGAAACTGGGAGAGAATGAGAAGGGGCTGACTGCCCTTCAGGAATATAAGGATGAAATGAACATACTTAATCTGGCGTATGAGTCGGTGGATGCTCTGGTAGGATTCTTGGAGGAGAAGCAGTTTGACTTCTGGGAAAAAAGCCTGGCTAAAAGACAGATGGACGGATTGCTCATCCGTACCAAGGACGAGTTTGACGAGTTCTATCATATCGGCAGCCACCGTCTATTTCTCATACTGGTTCCCATCCTGCGTGAAATACAGCGTACAGACATTCTGCCTGTTGTCGGAAAGGAGCGGTTTGATTGGCTTGTCAGAAGGGATCCGGACGTATGTGACACTCTTTTGGAGGAATGCCAGCGACCTCTGGCACTGTTGGCCATCAAGAAAGCGGTTGATCGCCTGCCTGTAGAGGTTATTCCGGAAGGTATCGTACAGGTGCAGCAGACCGGAACTGTAAAGGAAAAGTTACGGGCAGAGAAAGAGGCGCGGAAAAGTGTGGCGGACAGTCTTCAGGCCGATGCCGACCGGTATCTTCAGGAATTGCAGGATACGGTGGCGGCTTTGGACACCGCGCCTGAGGAGGTTGATTTCTATGTTTCAGGCCCCACGCTTCAAAGCAAGGGGATAACCTTTTGATTTTTATGCGTGTAATATATTATCAGGACAGACAAGTGAGTGTGCCGGAAACGCTTGAGGAACTGACACCTGCCCAGTATTACCGTTATCTGGAGATCGCCACCATGGCTAACCAGCATATATTGTCGGAACCCGGGATACGTTTGAAAATTCTGTCTCTTTTTCTGGCACTCCCAGTTGATATGGGGCATCTTCCTCCATCCACATGGAAAGAAACGCTGGCACTGTTGTCCCTGACGGATCCGTTCGTTATTCGTGAGGGAAAATCTTTCCGGCTGGACCTGAGTACCGGAATCAACCTCCTTCCGGAATGGAACGGCTTTCACGGACCGGAAGACATGCTCAACGGAGTATCTTTTGACACCTTCTGCAAGTGCATGGCACTGGTAAGACGGATGGGTGATGAGGGTGGCGGCGACAGGGACATGATATTACGGGAGTTCGGAAAAGCTCTTTATACGGGAAGGGAAGGTGCGGAACCGCCAATTCTGCTCTGCCTTCATGCTTATCTGTTTTTTATGAATGTGTTCGCCATCATCCGGGAGGAGCCTTTGGAAATTGACGGTGAAACGGTTGACTTGCGGATTCTTTTCCGAAAAGATGAGAAGCCGGAAGCGGATGACCATACCGGCTGGACGGGCATTGGAATGGATATCGCTGAGAACGGGGCATTCGGGAACTATGCAGAGGTGAGGGCGACACCATTCTGGGATATCCTTATTTTCCTTTACAGAAAGAAGTTTGAGAAATTACATTCCAAAAGATAGAGCCTATGATCAGTTTGAAAACCTATCGTGAGTATTATGAGAATGTCATGCGGCGTGTACCAGGCATACATTCCGTCAGAGTAGTGAATGTGGACCAGGACATGAGCGACTGTCTGAAAAGTATCAGTTCTGACGAGCTTCCGGTTCTGTTCGTGGTCGTACCGTCCGCACAGGAGACAGGTACGGATCCGGACAATGTGGAGGAGGATAACTTGTGCCTTATATTTCTGATGGACCGTATGGATATGCAGCGCCGTGGTCCGGTTCGGGTGCTGGAAGATACACAGCCCCTTGTCGAGAGCATCAAGAATGTGATGCGTGGTGACAGGAACAGGGGGTGCTGTCTTATGCGTAATCTTGACCGGATGACCACTACCCCGGAAACAGGATTCTATACGGATTACAGCGGTTGGAGTGTGTCGTTTAAACTTGGTACGGAATGAGTGACGGATGGAACCCTGTGAGGGAGGAGTTCTTCAAAAGAACCCTGTCCCGTGACTTCAAGACCATTTATCAACGGCAGTTGGATATTGCGGAAAGAGGTATTTACCGGGAAGGAAGACAACTTAAGGTGAGATTCCGCCCGGATAAAATTGTGCCTGGCCGTACAGGTCATCTGCGTGACCGTCTTGCGGCGGCCGAGTTCCAGATAACGGGGGTGGATCCGATAATGCTGGAAACGGGCTACCCTCTTTATATACGTTTTCTTGACATGCGGGAGAAACGCGATCTCCGTATCTATAACCGTCAGATATGGGGGATAGTGTACAACAACGCATTGCCTGATCTGAGAGCGGGCATGTCCGATTCACTCCGCAAGGAGATCCGCAACCGGCTGGAGAAGTTGTTTCCCTGGCCGGACGGGAATGACAGTGCGCATCGTCCCGGATACCGTCCTCATTGATATTTTGCCCCGTTGTCCATGGACATGCGGGGCTTCTCATGTTTCTCCCGTCCTTTGCCCCTTCCTTGCCGGTTACTAGTTTTGCTGAAAAGTAACCGTATGAACAAGAAACTGAAAGATGATTATATAAAGTTCACCCTCTCCCTGAATACCAGTGAGGCCCGTGAGGAACTGAACCGTCTAAACGCGTCCTCCCGTGAGCTGCAACGGACGAATGATGGTTTGCGCAATTCGATGACAGAACTGGTAGCCTCCGGCAAGAAAGGCAGCGATGAGTACAAACGTCTGGAGGCAGAGCTGAAATCCAATTCCAAAGCCATATCCGATAATAATGCGAAAGTGAAGATTCTCCGCTCCTCCATGAAGAGCACCGAGAAAACTTATGCGGAACTGGCCAAAGAGGCCCGCGGGCTTCAAAAACAGCTGGACAATACTGTCAAGTCCCTTCATCCGGAAGAATATGCCCGTTTGGAAAAGCAGCTGGAGGAAACACGAGAGGCGATGGCCCGTCTGCGTGGCGGAACCAATGAAACTTCCGGGTCATTCCTGAAACTGGGGAATATGAAAGCTATGGTGGTGGGATTTTTTGCGTCCGCCGGAGCGGCTGCCCTTGATTTTTTCAAAAACGGCATGTCCAAAGCAAAGGAATTTGTCAGGGAAAGTGTGGAGGTGGCCATTCAGGCTGACGGAGTTCTTCATGCATTTGAGAAGTTGGACCGCCCTGATCTTCTTGCAAACCTTCGTACTGCCACTAAGGAAACCTTGTCGGATCTTGAGCTGATGAAAGCAACGGTCAAGGCAAAGGATTTCCGGATCCCGGTTGATGATATGGGAAAATATCTGGCATTCGCCCAGTTGAAGGCGCAGCAGACCGGCCAAAGTGTGGAATATATGACAGACTCTATTGTGACCGGTCTGGGGCGCAAGTCGCTTCTTATACTGGACAACCTAGGACTTTCCGCCGCAGAAATCAATGAGGAGGTTGCCAAAACTGGTGATTTCATGAAAGGGGTGTCCAATATCATAGACCGCCAGCTAACACAATCCGGATTGTATGTATCCGCATCTGACAAGGCTGCTCAGGCTGATGCAAGGTTGGAAAATGCCAAATTGAAACTAGGAAGACGGTTGTCCTGGCTTGGAGATTTATGGATCAGCTTGAAAAACAGAATGGCTGAAACTGTCAATACAACAGTATCCACCGCCAATGAAAAGTTTTATGAACAGAAGGAACGAGTTATAAGCCTTTATTCCGAGTATATGCCGTTGCTGGACCGGTATGATGAGCTGAAGACCAAGACCAGACTATCCTCGGATGAGCAGGCCGAACTTAATTCCATCATCACCAAAATCACGGACAATATTCCCGGAGTGATAACCAAAGTGGGGGAATATGGACAGGCACTGGATATTTCCAGCGGCAAAGCCAGGGAGTTCGTGCGGCAGCAGAAGGTACTGTTGGAATATATGAACCGGGAAGCCATCAAGGAAGAGGAGAATAATCTGGAGGAATACAGGAAGAAATACCAGAACGCGCTGAAGGCGCAGCAGGCCGGAGGGGTGTATGTGACTTCTTCCATGAGCAATACCGGATATTCCACCTCCTGGTTCGATAATACTCCGGGCACACTGGCACGTATTGATGATGATGTCAGGAAGTATGGCGACATGATCAAGGGTGCTGAGCTCCGAATCCGGGAACTGCGGGGTGAGAGTCTGGAGAAGTCCCTGGAGGACAACGAGAAGAGGATCAAGATGCGGGATGAGTTCATCAAGATGAACAAGAAACAGCTGGAAACATGGCTTGCAGACGAAAAAAATGCGGACAGCGAGTACAGGGACATGGCCCGCACCATTCTTTCCGGCAAGACGGATATCCAGGTGGATCCTCAGAAAGCCAATGCGGTTAATGCGCAGAGTGTGAAACTGGAGGACTTGCAGAAGAAACATTTGCAGGAGCGTCAGCGTCAGGAGGAGGAACTGGAATACCGGATAGCCCAAACCCGTATTGATGCTATGGAGGCCGGGGCTGAAAAGGAACTGGCACAGCGGGAACTTGACAACCGCAGGGAGATATCGCTTCTGCGGCGGCAGAAGGATGACTATATCCAGGCTGTAATCCGATTTGAGAAAGAAAAGTTCGAGGCCGAGGAGGAACTGAAGGCGAAAAAGGACAAGCGTTATGTGAAAAAATCCTTTGACTCGTACTCGGTGTCCGTGGATACGTCGGCATTTGACACGATCATCAGCAATACCACCAGACGTCAGAGGAAAGAGGGTTTGCGTGAGCAGGAAAGTGCATGGGACGAATATCTGATCAAATACGGCACCTTCCAAGGGAAAAAGGAGGCGTTGACGCGCAAATACAGGAATTTGATGGATAGTGAGTCTGATGCAGGCAGGATCGCATCCCTGCAAAAGGAGTTTGAGGAAGCTCTGTCGGCCCTGGATGTTGAGAAGTTGAAGCAGGAGATCAATTGGGAGTTGATATTCGGGGATTTAAGTAAGGTGTCTAAAAAAGAGCTTGACAAAGTTAGGGCACAGTTGAAACTGTTCCGTGAATCCGATGAGTATAAGAATATGGCTGTAGAGCAAAAAAAGGTTGTTGACGAAGCTTTAGACGGGATACAATCCGCCATTATTGACAAAGGCGGACTGCTTGGTGATCTTCCAGACCAGTTGGACAATCTGAGAAAAGCTCAGGAGGAACTGACCAAGGCTCAGGATGAATATAATATGTCCTTGGAAAGTGGAACACATGCCGAGCAGGAGGTGGCGAAGAAAAAGCTTAATACAGCATCCCAGAATGTCACGAATGCGAAAACGAATGTGGACAAGTCATCAAAGAAGGCTATAGACAATACAACCGGAGTCACCAATGCCATTGCACAGCTCGGGGAGGCGGATGTAAGTCTTTCCTCATTCGGGGATAGTGTCGGGTCATTGGTTGACGTACTCTCGGAATCCGGATCGAAGATAGGCGGGATTATTGCTGCCATCCTGGCCATACTTGACCAAATCGGTGACCAGGGGCTTGACAAATTCGTGGGAAATATACTGGAAACTGTGAGCAATGCCGTAGGAGGAATTTTCGATACGGTGGGGTCCATTTTTGGGATCAAGGGGGCCGGTGGTATTTTCCATGGCGCTGATTATTCCGGTTATAATGAGATGGTGGCGCAGTATGATAATCTACTGGATATCTGGGACGAGCTGCTTGACAAAAAAAAGGCATATATAAATGAAAGTTACGGTGCAGAAGCATCCAAAGCCGGAGAGGAAGCTCTGAATATTGCAAAAAACGAGCTGGATGTACAAAAGAAACTTGCCGAGGCACGTCTGAGTGCCGGCAGCAGTATCGGAAGTCACAGCCAGGGCTACAGGATGTGGAAAGGCTCCTACAAATGGGAAGGACAGAACTGGCGTGATGTCGCTGGGGAGATATCCAGGGAGTACGGTGTGACGTTCAACGAGATGAAAGATATGATCAATATGTCCCCGGAAGTCTTGCAGTCCATCAGGGAGAATTATGCCGGCCTCTGGTCTGTTATGGACGGAGAGTTCAGGAACCATCTGGAAAATATCATCAAATATGGCGAAACGGAAAAGGAAATACTGGAGGCGGTGAAGGAACAGGTTACCGGTATATCCTTTGACAGTTTTGAGGATTCTTACTGGGAGATGATATCCGATCTGGAGAACGGAAATGAAGAACTGGCCGAGAATCTGGAGGAACAGCTCCGCAAATCCATTATCAGAGCCATGATGGCCGACAAGTACAAGGAACAGGTCAGAAAACTATATGAAACCTGGGCAGAATATGGTGAGGATGGTTATACGAAAGATGAGGTTGATGCATTGCGTGAGATGCAGGAACAGTTGTCTGAAGCAGTGCTGGCCGAGAGAGACAGTCTGGCGGATATCTTCGGATGGGACGCATCCGGAGACTCTTATTCCCAATCCTCTTCCAAAGGATATTCCACCACCATGAGCCAGGAAACAGGTGAGGAGATCAGCGGACGGCTGACAGCCATGTATGAGTCTAATGTACGTTTGGAAACCAAAGGAACGGAAATGAATGCGAATATGCTTATTATTTCCACGGCAGCATTGAATATGGCAAAGGAACTTGCTGCTCATTCGGTGTGTGTCACGGAAATGCGCGATGTATTGCATGAATGCAACGATCATTTGGAGAAAATTGAAAAATATACCGGCATATTGAGCGGCATGGACGACACTCTTGCCGAGATAGAAAAAAACACAAAAGGAATGTGATTATGGAGAGGAATGCTTTTATTAATGGCAGGAATATCTGGAGTACATGGGGTGCGGAATTGATGGACGGAGCTTTGGAGGCTATACTGACACCCCCTCCTGTGAAGGACTATATCGAAAATGACAGCAGGTTGGAACATGGCATACAGATTACTTCATCGCCTGAGATCTGCAAGATGGATTCTAGGGAGCTCACCCTGCCTTTTTTTATTACGGGAAACTCGCAAAGTGACTATCTGGATAAATATTCGTCCTTTGTATCCGAACTGGTAAAGGGTAAAATTGCACTGAAAATCCCGGCACTGGGAAAGATTTACAATCTGTACTATCTGTCTTGCGGCAAGTATGGAAGTTACGGAAAATGCCGGGGTAAGTTTATGGTCAAACTCAAAGAACCCAATCCGGGCGACAGGAAAGATATTGTATGAAAATTGAGATCAGAAATTCAGCTGGTACACCATGTTATCAGGATGTTGTCAGAAGAGGCAGCAAACGTAAGTTCACTCTGATGAAGGAGGACTTTATACTTTTGAAGTTCTCCCTGAAATCTCCTGTCTTTTTCAAACTGGGCGACTGGACGGAGGACACACGTTTCGGGCGGTTCGAACTATGCGATCTGTACAAACCCAAGTACAACAGGAAAACCGGGGCATACGACTATGAGCTTCAGCTTGACGCTTACTACTGGAAATGGAAAAACAAAATCTTCAAATATACCCCGGAGACGACCGGAC